TTGCATCTGTAATTCCATATCCTGCTATTGTGGTTGGTGTCGTTCCTAAGTCATCAAAGTTTAAGCCGTTAAATGTAGTGCTTACAAAATTTAATGTAGCACCGGTGAAGTTAACTGTTCCTGTGTTAGAACCTGTTACAGCACCAGACAACGCATCAGTAATTCCGTAACCTGCCACTGTTGTTGGTTTGCCTGTTATGCCACTGAAAGCAACTGCACCTGCCGTACCACTTACATCACCTGTTACGTTTCCTGTTAAAGGTCCGTAAAAAATATTAGCCAACACTGAGTCTGTTTCAACTTGTCCAGTAAACCAAGCATTGTAAAATCTATTTCCAGTAGAGCCTATGTCAGTTAATCCATTACCTGGAAGTATTGATGTTGATTCAATAGGTCCAACAATCTTGCCATTGACACCATCTACCATTAACGCACTGTCGTCTGCAAATACAGATCCTGTTATATCTGTAATTGTGTTTGTGCCTGTAGGATCAAGTGCGGCAAAGTTTTCGTTAATTTTTGTAAAGGCTGTTCTTAAAGGATCACCATCACCTTTGTTTGCACTTGAACCAATATTAATAACTTTAATTGCCATTATACTCTACCTACCACTGCTTCTATGACACCTTCACCAGCATCTGTTTTGTTTTCTAATGCTTTACCTATCACTGTACCCACTTTAGGATCAGTTGTTCTTGTTGCAAATCCTTGTGTGCTTGAACTTGTCAACATATCACCTTTTTGTACTACACCAATAACCTTGATTGGAGTTCTTCCTGTTAATGCCACTGCTGTAACATTGTCTCCTTGTAATGAACTGTTCATCAAGTGTGCTGGATTTTCAGAAACAACACCTGCGACTCTTGTGTCGCCTCTTAATGATGTTGTGGTTACTTCTGCATCTCCACCAAATATTAAAACTGTTCCTACTTCGTATTGATTGTCTGCAAGATAGTTCTCAGCCAAGTCAGCATATTGAGCCTGCGTTGCTGTACCATTGAAAGTTGTTGCATACACATTGTTAAATCTTAAGAAATCATTTGCACCCAGTGATGTTTCATTTCTACCAATGTTAACTGTGTTTGTTCCTGGTAAAATTTCTCCTGTGTTTGAACCTGTTGTTCCTGTTACAACAGCAACCACTTCACCATCTGCAACCATACTGATTCTGCCATCTGTGAATGTTGCATTGTTAATAAAGTTACTGTTGGCTCCTAAACCTATACCTGAGAAGTTTGCATTTGTTCCAACATTTTCTTCTGTTTCAATTGCATTTGTGTAAATGTAGTCTGCTTCCAATGAAGGATTAATAATTGATGTTGTTCCAGTATCATAATTGTTTGCACTGTACTCACCTGTTTTAGTTGAACCAATTGCAACTGTTTGTACACCAAATAAAACTTTAGAATTATTAGCAGTTGAACCAATCATGTCTACAGCAAGTACACCACCTTCTGTGTAAAGTTTTAAGTTTGCACCATCTAGTATTGCGTTTACATTATCACTGCCTACTGCAAGACTGGTTACTCTAGTTGTTGCTGTGTTGCCACCTAGTGGACTTGCCACTGAATTATTTTTGTTAATTGCATTGGCTGAACCAGATTGTGTTAATGCTGTTACACCATAAGCACCTGGTCCTGTTTTAACTAATACACTGCCGTTGTCTGCTTGTATCAACGTGTTTGAGAAATCTGCGTCTTGTAAACCGCCACCAATTTGAATAATGTCTGCAAAAGTTGTGGCTGTTACATTGGCAGTACTACCAGTTGCGTTTGCAAGAGCAGTGTTAGAAGGTACAACTTCAATTTTGCTCATCAACACACCGCTGTTGCTTAATTCTATCCAACCATTAGTTGCATCAAACTCTGTTGCTTTGAAACTTGCTAGTCCACGTTCTGCTTGAGTAATACCGACAGCATCTGCTCTAGTAGAAGCCGCCTGCATGTCCAATTTGCTTTGAGCAATCGCGGCATCTGTTTTCACATCAGCATTTATAATAGAATCTGCTCTAATTCTGAAATCAATTTCAGTTTCCGTAGATGTTCTGTTTACATGAATGTTAATATCAGATGTTGCAACTTCTATACCAGTTCCTAATTCATTCATAGGACCATCAATTACTTGAGCACTTACGCCACCTGGAGTTGTAATTAAATCATTTGTGTTAAAGTTTGCAACTGTGTCTTGTGTGTAAGTAATTCTTGTTGAAACTATGCCACCTGGTAATGTCAATGCTTCTACATCTATAATAGTTCCACCTGCACTTGAATTGTTTCCTGTGAATGTATCACCGTCTGCAAAAGCACCACCTACAACATTCGTTACAAAAATTCTTTGTTTGCCATTGAATACAAGTATGTCAGCCTCACCAAGATTAGAAGTATCAATGTTTCTAATGTCTTCAACTTGATCGCTTTCTGCTAATATATTGTCAACATATGATTTGTTTGCCGCATCTGTACCAACAGTTGGTGCACCTAAATCAATTAATTTGTTTCCGCCTGCTCCAACATCATTTGTGAAAGGAGTCGTTCCATCTCTAGCAACTGCTCCTGCACCTATTCCATTTGCAATGGATTGATTATTGTGATCCCAACCTAATCTTCTGTTAACATAACCTCTTACAGCAGATTCAGTTGGTGCTGTGTCTGATGCATTGTCCACCATTGAATCATCTGTACTGAATTCAGAAACAACAACACCTCTTTTAAATCCTATTCCATCTAGATTAGAAAGTGCAATTGAAGCCGCAAAAGTAACTGTACCTGTTCCTTGGTCAACTGTGAAATATTTTCCTACTCTAAAGAATCCATCTTGGTCAGTGGATACCCAGAACACTCTACCTTTACCACGTTCTGAAACTTCGTATGCTTGATTCGGTGATTGAGGAGCACCGTAAATTGCATTAGGATAATTTGTTGTGTTAAATCCACCTGTACCAATATCTAAGAAGTCATGACCTGTTGCTCTACAAGTAGAAATTTCAACAGTTAAACTTGCAGGAGCACCAGCATCTAGACCTGCTCTTAAAGTTATAGTTTCACCTGCTCTGTAAACTGGTGAATGAATTCCGTTTCCTATTGGTGTTTGGTTGTTGTTGTAATCATCTGCTAATTCTATTGTAGCATAAGATCCTCTGTCTATGTAATTTTGTACAATGTGAGTTTTACCATCCCAAGCCAAAATCATATTGCCACGGTTTAATCTTTCAACGTCAGCCACATCAGTTATTCTATTGATTGCAATCACATAGTCACCAATTGTAGCACCCATTGAAGTTCCAGTGCCTGCGTGTGTGTTGTTTTGTGACTCAATTTGATTAACTGTACATCTAACATAATCAAACGGAGTGTCAAAAGTTATCAGAGCCTGTGTAGCAGTTAAACTGTTTCCGACTGAATCTTGATTACTGAATGCTATTGATCTATAAGTTGTTGCTGTGCTTTCATCAAACACAATCGCTGTGCTTGGTCTGATAGGAGCAATTTCTAATAGGTCATCAAACACGAATGATCTATTGGCTCTTATTGTTACATTTGTGCCATCAGATAGATTTGTTTTTAATCCTGTTGTTGAAGTGTCATTGTTTCCACCTGTTGATAAATTTATTTTGTAAACATTTCCATCTCTACCATGTGCTTGAGTAGGTGCTGAAGTGCTTTCTACATTTGAAATTTCATATCTTACGATTCCTGTTGCTCCGCCGTGATCAATTTCTATTTCACCTGCTTGTAATGGAATGTGTTCTAGTCCGTAAACGTAAACAAATAATCCATCTTGGTCGTTTGTGTATGTTGCACCATCATCAAATATTGTACCTGTTTGTACCATTGGTTCTTCCAATGTGATGATATCAATTTTTTCATTTGGATCACTACCTTCTGCCACAAGTGCATAAACACCATTTGCATTTGATCCATTCAATGATCTGATTTGTCCACCATTGTTTGCAAAATATGCCGTGTAACAATAGTAACTGAAAGTTGACACTTGTTCAGACAATGCACCGTTGGTAGCAACTAAACCATATCCTAAATCATTTATTTGTGTGTAGTCATTTGCAAGTAATGATCTATTACCTGCTGTTTGAATTGAAATTGTAAATGGAGTTGAATATGTTCCGTCCCATCCAACACCACTGTTTGAAGTTTCGTTTAAAATTAAATCTGCTGTTCCGTTTGCTTTGTCGTAGTTTGTTACAGCATCAATTTGATATCTTTGTCCCTGTATAAAGAATGGTGCAGGTGTTTGTGGTCTTCTAATTCTTAAACCTTGACCAGGATCTGATTGAACTTGTATTCTAAATGCATTAGTTGTTCCTATAACGTTACATAAACTGTTTCCAGAAAAACCATCTACAAACATACCACCTCTGAATGCCTGTTTGTTTAAACTTGCACTGAATGAAGATGCTGTTTGTGTGTATGGAGATTTTGTTAAAACTTGTCCATCCGGATCAAGCACCTGCATAAAACCACCATGACCTTGCATTGTGATGTTTCTTAAAATGGTTGCATCGTTCATTAAGAAACCATCCATCTGATCATTGTTCTTAGGTGTGCTGTTTACATCAGTAGGATCTGTTAGGTAATGATATCCGTATCTTGGATCTGTTAAATTTGGTAATGATGAAAGTCCACCTGAAATTACAGTTGTAATCTGACCCATCAATGTTTGTACAGTTGTTCCAGAGCCTGCTTCTCCAGGAGTTCCTGTAATAATTTGTGTTGTTATAGATTGTAAAGATGAATAAGCAGTATTTGTTAAAATGTAATCTCTTACAATCACAACTGCTTGATCCAACGCCGCGGCAGTTTGTGCCTGTTGTCCGTTTACTTGAGAAACAGCACCTTCCCAATATGCAAAAGCCGATCTGTAAGTTTCAGCATTACCGCCGTATTTTAAATCATTTGTGATTGCGTCTAAAATTAAACCAACATCACGTTCACATTTTTGAGCATTGTAAACAAAACCACTGAATGGTGCAGTACTGTTTGCCACTTGTTCTGCAATCCAGGCAATAACTTCGTCTTGAATGTAACTTCTATTTTGCGTGATTAAATCTACAGCATTTGGATTGGTTGTTGGAATTAATGCTAATCCATCGAATGTGCTGTCTCTAAAGAAGAAAGTGGTTGCCCAAGGTGATTGTGACACACCTGGTTTAGGTCTTATGATTACTCTTCTAAATTCATCTCCTTTGATAGAACAATTTGCAGGCAATCTGATAGGGAAATGTTCAAAGTAAGTTCCAGTTTCAACTCTGATTGCTATGTTTGTTTTCTTTACAAAGTTTCCAAATTCTAATTCTTCACCTATGTCGTAATCAAATGGTTCTAATAATTTAACTTCTGCAGTATCAAATGTTCCACCCACAGTGTAGGTTACAATTCTACCTAATGCACCAGAAGTTTTACCTCTGATAACTTTACCTGGTAATAAATCTTTGTTGTTAGGTTGTGCTTGGTCACAATATCCTTGTGAGCCATTATCAATAGTGATTGTAAATGTGCTACCTTCAAATTCTGCTGGTGCAGTCAAAGGACCATTCTGTATAATGCCAGTGATGATATCGAATTTTGAACCAACTGAAGCAATCTCAGAAGCGTTTGTTACCGTTTTATTGAAATCAAATTGTTGTGCAACTGCACTTTGATAAGTTGTTGCAACTGTTTGGTTTTGTATTACTTGATTAACAACAGTTTTTGCCCAACCTATTGCTTGTAGTGTAGGTGCTGACTGTTGATTAATTGCTTTTAATCCACTGTTTGAACTGTAATATCTATAACCAGCAATGATTGATTGTGCATTTGCATCTATACTATTCAACACATCAATTACTATGCCGTCTAAAATATATCCTAAATCTCTTTCACAGATAGCAACGTCAAAAACAAAAGTTGGAAATTGATTTTGCACACTGGCAACTGCTTCTTTGATTACAAAATTTTTGTTTAATTCAATTAATTCTTTTACGTCTGTCAATCCACTGCTGTTGGTTACACCTTGTGTTAAAAGAGTTGCTGGTGTTTCGAAACTAGAGTGTGTAATTGTTTGTACATACGGTCCTGGAATAATTGGTGAAGTTAAAATTAATTCTTCTGCTTTTCTTCCCGCGGCACTTATTGTTGCGTATGCATATGCTTCTGATCTACCAACTTTGTCTGCTGGTACACCTGACATAGAGTCGTCACCTGCTGTGCTAACAAAAAGGTTAGTAGTAGATGCATAACTTGTATTGTCTACATAATATTTCGAAGCGGCTTGTAAATCATCTGATGAATTTGGAGTTCCTTGTCCTGCTAAATCACCTGGGTGGTCATTTAAGAACAAAGTTCCTTCCATTGTGTCACCTTGACGTCTAACAATAGAATCTCTTGGCATTGCTTCCGTGCTCAAATAGAATCCTGCTAGATTAGAATCAAACGCACCATCTACGATTGTTTGTGTTCCTGATCCTCCACTTGCAGTAATTTTAACTCTTGTTGCATCGTTATCATTTTGTGCTTCTTGTTGAGTTGTATGGAAACTGAATGTGTTGTCATCTACTATTCTTATGTAAACTGTTTGTTGATTAGATAAGTTTACTGCTGGTGATCCTGTTGTGCCATAAACAAATGGCAAACCATTAGCACCAGAATCAAATCCGTGTGTAGGAACAACTGCGTCACCGTTTTGGAAAGTTGTAATTGTTAATGAATAATCATTTCCATTTGCAGGTTCAGTTCTTATTCTAATTTGTCCTGAAACTCCACCACTGCCGGATGACTTAATATAATTTTGATCTGCGTATTGTTTGTTAATTACAAGGTCATCTAGTGTTATGTTAGTACCATGCACTGCATTGTAATCTAAAACGTCTTGTTGTTCAAGACCAACATTTGCAATAGCAAAACCGTTTGCATTAAGCGGGCCACCTAAACCTGGATTGTTATCGCTTGATACATCACCACCTGTGTTTGTAATTGTAATTCTGTCTTGATTTGATGTGTCTACAACAATACCTGCACCAGCCTGTATAGTTTTCATTAAAAGTTGAGTACCATCTGCGTTTGATGATGCTACTTTGTTTGATCCTAGTGTGTCTGGTGTGTCTGATAAAGTTGTGAAACTGATTTGACCACCTTGACCAAACACAGCATAAAGTTCTGTAAAGTTTTCATTGGATTTTCTAAAGGCGTCTCTGATACTATCACCAGTTCCGTCATTGCCTTCTATTCCAACATTAATAATATTTTTTGCCATTATACTCTCATATCAAAGTTTATGCTTTCGCCACATCCACAAGCACTTTTTGTGTTTGGATTTTTGATGTCAAAATGCGAACCAAAAACTTCTTCAACATAATCCAGTTCCGTTCCAAACAAATAAAATGCACTAGATGTATCTATAACAAGATTACCTTCATTGCACTTTATTAATTCATCTTCTTTGTCTATTTCAGACTGTTCTGCAAATCCCCAATCATATGAGAAGCCTGCACAACCACCGCCTTTAAGACCTAATCTTACAGCATATTTGCCATTTTTAGCACAAAGTTCTTGAACTTTATCTTTTGCTTTGTCGGTTACTGTTAAAACTGTCATATCTGCTATCTGTATTTATGGTGTAATTCATAAATCCTAATGTAAATAAAAGTATGTTTTTGAAAGAACTTACAGAAGTATCACACTCCACTAGAACCAGTAAATTGGGCAAAAAACACGTCTGTAAAAGGACTAGGACTTTGTATTTGTTTTTGTGTGATGTTTGTGACAATCAGTTCACCAGGCACAAAGGACAAATCCAAGAAAAAAGGGTGAGCAATTACTATAAGCACGTGTGCAATAGGTGTAATCCTAAAAAGTTTGCTCAAGAACAAGGCGCCCGCCAAAGAAAAATCTTCAACATGGACGCCTCGAGTTTAAAAAAAATTAACGAATTGTAAATTATTCAGACTTCCAAATAGTCCATGCGCCGTAGGCAATTGCTCCATACGCCACAATACTTGCTATTGGTTTGAATATTAAGAATGAAATACCTGCTATTACTAAAAGAGCACCATCAAGTGTTGTTCTTTCTTTGATTCTAGCATTAATCCATTTTTGTGCTTTATCTATCATTGCTTGTCTCCTATGATTCTAATCTTTGATTTATGATGTCCCAATTGATAATACGCATCATGCCATCCATATATTTTTTCTTGGCATCTTTGGCAGGAATGTAATCCATAAAAGAATGTTCCCACATATCTATTGGCATCAATATATCAGTTTTATATGATTGATTTGGCGTTGTTTTTATTGTGCCATTTTTAGCCAAATACACCCAACCCGAACCTTGAATGGTCATAGACATTCTAAAAATTTCTTTTTTAAATGCATCGAAAGAATCAAAGTTTTTATTGATTAATTCTTTTACAGCACCACTAGGTTTATTACTTGGTTTAGGTTTTTGCAATTGACTCCAAAAAAGATTGTGCAACTTTGCCCCACCATAATTAAAATTTGCATCTCCTTCTTTATCATTAAATCTTCTTACGTATGCTTTTGTTAACACGTTGTAATGATAATCCACATTGTTTTTAGACAACACTGGAGATAGTTCTGTTAATTTGTATGGCAACTTTACCACTTCAAGTTTTTCTTCGCGATTCTTCGCTTCTGTCAATTGGTCATATTTCATATAATGTATTTATTTTTAAACTAATCCTAGTTCTAAAGCCTGGTTATGGAGTTGCTCTGCCGCTTGATTCTTCATTTTTGCTTCAACTTGTATGTCTAGTTGCGGTAGAAAACTCAATGCCCATTCATTCACTGCACGATTTGGTAATCGTTCGCTGTGTGCTCTCAATTTTTGTTTCTTACAACCTTTAGATAAAAGTGTTTCCATGTCATGAAAACCTTCATGCATTTTTCCATCTGGATAAGCAGGAGTCAACCATTCGTCTCTTGAATAAGAATAGTGCATGGTAGGTCTTACACCACGCCATGAGTCCACAACTCTTTTTACCCTGTCGTCTGTGGCTTGTAGATATTCTCCAGTACGCACCCAATGATGATGTATGTCCAACACCAAGGCACAATGTTTTTCTAGTTCTAGACTTGCATCAAGTCCCCAACTCATTTCATCATTCTCAATGGTGATCAAGTTTCTTGCTTCAGGCGACAGTCTAGGCAGTGCTTTTATAATGCCTTCTGGACCTTGTCTACCAGAGATGTGTACATTAATTTTGCAACCATCTTGAAATGATTTACCAAATCCCATCCAACGTGCCATGTTCACATGATATTCAAATTCATCTATGCTACGATCCACAATGTCTGGAGTTTCACTTGCCAACACTGTGAATTGTCCTGGATGAAAACTTACTTTTACATCGTGTAATCTTGCCAAGTCACCTGCTTCAGCAAAATGCTTTTCACAATATTTTATAATCTCGGGTTTGGTCCAATAGTATCTCCAGTCCGCCTGTGTTGCCACCGGTAATATGGGAGATGAAATTCTACACATACGTCTGCTTTTAGGCAGTGTTGAAACTTTAAGGATTAAATTTTTAATACCTTGTATGTTGTGTTTGAATACAAAATCTAGTTTTGCTTCTGCTTCGTCTTTGTGTTCATTTAACCAACGCACAGTAGTTGAACGTGTGTTCATTGGTCTTTCTATTTCTTCTAATTGTTTCTTTTTAAGAGTTCTATCATGGTGAAACCATTGACAGCAAAATCCAATACGTCTAATCATATTTTATTATAGCAAATATTTCGGTGTGCGTCAACGCCAGTTTTCTTTGCACCAAGGATCACAACAAACTTTAGGATTAGGATCTCCATGAAATACAGCAATTGATGTTTCAGGTTTTATTTTTGGCACGCCTGGAGACACAAAGTTTCTATGTCCAGCCGCATCTCTGGTTAATGGAGGCATACCTCTCATTTCCCATTTGTAACTTTGAATCCATTCATCAGGAAAATATTGAAAGTCTTTATTAACCTGTGCAAACAACCAATCTTGGTCTCCGTGAAATCTTCTTGAAATGTTCATTGTGTCTGCAACAAAGTTCTTGTATATTTGCGGATGTTGACCGGTGTTCCAACGCACCACAGATGAATTAAATTTCTTCCAACCTTTTTGACGCCATCTGTTGAAATCACGTAGCACAAGGAATTGATCTTTTAGATGTGTAAACAGTTTGTCAATGTTTCTAAAAATTATTACATCTAAATCTATGTACAACATCGTACCACGTTCATTGGAATCAGGATTAAAAAGTAAAGGCTTGAACCACCATCCACCTATTCTGTATGCTGTGGGCAAAGGTCTTATGGTTACTAGGTTGAGGTCTATTCCTGTTGGATCTTCTGTGTAGCAAACAAATTCATAGTCAAGTGTGCAATTTCTTTTGACCATTTTTGCAAGAGTATTCACATACTCTGGGCCATACTTCTTACCATGTTTTAAACAAATAACATATTTCTTCATGCAGAATATATAGCACTGTTGGCTCCATGTTCAAACACTTCTACACTTTTAAGGCTTACTCTTTGATCTGTTTGTTTTTCCACTTCAGGAGCAACAAATTTATAAACGTGTTCTGCAAATTTTTCACAACCAACACCATCCATTACAACGACATTAGCAAGTCCTTTGTTTTTCATATCAAAAAGATAATCAAAATGCGGATCTGATTTGTCTAGTGCAAGTGTGTGGTCAAATTTGTCTTCTAGAAACTTTTTAATCCATTTACAATTTCCAAAGTCATAAACCCAGTTTTTATCATCCAGTTTTTCTGATGTAAATGTAAATTTAAATCCTAAACTGTAACCATGTATTAGTGAACAATGACTGTGACTTGCGTTAGGCTGTCTAAATGCACAACTAAATCCTCTGTCATTTCCATATGTTTTTGTGCTGTAATATATCATCTTTTTATAATAACTTTATTTAGACAAAATGTCAATGGTTATTCTCTACATTTGTTTTTAAATTATCCAAACTGTCCAAACGGACATTTTGCAAACTTTTCCATGATTCTGGAGTCTTAATACCGTAATCTGAATACACTATGTATTCTTTATCTGTGAAATGTTCAAATATTTTGGCTAGATGATAGATCCAATACGATGGATCTACTTGATGACTGTCTGCTTTGACATAGTTTTTGGTATCTTTGTACAGGTTATTAACCTTGCCTTCTGAGCCAAACAAATCAAATCCTATTAGATGCAACTGCTTTGACTTAGATATTTCACTTGCCAACAACACAGCATAATCGCCACTGCCCCAATGCCATGGTTGATCAATTCTTTCATCTGATTCGTACCACAATTCAGGAACATTTTTTACTCCTGGGAATAAATTTTTCCAATCACTTCTTGTGTAAATGTTTTGATTTGAAATACGTTTATTGTCTAATGATTCTACAACCATCTTTTTATCACAGCACACCAGATGGTGCACAGTGTAATCTCTAATGATTGCATTACAGCCAACTTTTTCGATTGGCAAATCATCAATGTTCACACCTTTACGACTTTCGCCGTTTCCAATTACTAGCATAAAGATTTATTTTTTACGTTTTTTCAATTTGTTTGTTTCCATTTTGATGTTTTTAATTTCAAAAAGAACTTGCTCAAATTTTTTATTCGCTGAATTTAACATTGTAAAAATATCACGTACTGCATAAATTACCCACCACCACCATACAAAGGCTGTGATACTGAATGAGAATGCAATGAATATTAGTGCGGCTTCAAGCCATGTGTTGACCTCATAAAAAAGCACCAAACACAAAACCAGCAGAGCAGATAGTGGAGCCACACGTCCAATCCACGCCCATAAGCCAACTTGTTTTTTTATGTTTAGTTTGAAATACTTCCGAATGATTTCCATACTCCTGGAGTCCCTGATTTAACACATACCCAACCCATTACGTTGCCTGGTGTTGGATTTGAATTCCATATTGTGTCTCCCTGTGAGTACGAACCGCTGTTTGGTATATCCTGAGACACTAAAAACTTTCTGCCTGCAAATTTTATTGCACCTGCTACATCTACTTGCACCTCTGGATCTATTTGAGTTATGCCAACTCCTAATTTACCATACATATTAATTTTGGTGTCACTTGCACCTTGGTTGCCTAATTTGATATTGCCTTCTGCTGATATTGTAATTCTGTCTGTGTTGTCTGTTTGTAATCTTAATTCGCTGGCTGTGTACGCACCTATACCTATTGTGCGTTCTCCAGGTTCAACTACAAATTCTGCTGAATTAGAACCAACTGATAATTGACCATTCATAGCCTCAGTTCCAATTCCTAGTCTGCTCATTCCACTGTCGTAGAACACAAACGAGTCAATGTTAATATTGCCATTAACTGTTAAACCATTTAATATTCCAACCTGTCTAAGATTAGATGTTCTTACACCTGGCCCTAGTGCATTTTCTGAAAGAACAGGAGCATTGTTAATCATGTATTCTCTGTCTTTCATCAAGTCAATTGGTTCACTTGAAAAAATTCTTGATGGATTTGTTTGGAAATTTAATACTTTAGTTGCACCATCACCGCTCCATTGCAATCCTTTGCCTGCAATAGTAGTTCTTCCAACTTGTTTAAAATCTATACTTTTGTCTAAACCAACAAAATCGCCCTGTGAACTGTCTTGTGCTTGTAGAGATTCTACAGCATTTCCTAGTCTAATAAGCCCGTCTTTTATTCGTAAGATGTCATTTGAGTCGTTCATACAGTTATTTATCTAACTGCTCTTAACAATAGAACTTCATTGTTAATACGTCCATTCAGTTTAATAGGCATGGTTTTAATGCCATCGTAAAACCCAATCACCTTGATAGGGCCGCTATCTGCAAAGTCTTTTAACTGCTGTTCAGGTTTACGCAACGTTTTTTGTATGCTGGTTTCTTCGTCAAAGCCTGTAATTGTTGTGCCTTTAACCATTAATCCTGTGCCCGGTCTATTCATTCCACGTGGATCAAGCACCTTGGCTTTATAATGTCCTAATTTCCTAGTTTTTGTATTGTAAACCCAAAGTGATTCAGCATAGATAATTTCAGTTGGATCGATTGATTTTATGTCCAATTTTGTATCCTCGATTTTGTATTTTAATTTTGCTACCAACTTCTCAGGCGATTTTTCTTTTCTCTTTCTCGGCTTACGATTTGCATTGGCTATTGTAATCATGTAATCGCAGGCTTCGAAAATATTATCATATGCTTCTATACCTTTAAGTATTGTTGCGTCATTTACAGTTTCATATGCTTCTAGTAATTGTCTTTCATCTGAATCGTTTGTACCTTCCTCATCTAATTCTTCGAACTTAATATTCTTTTTACGCAGGTTCAATAGCAATTTGTATTCTTGATATATGTCTTCATACTTTTCTTGAATTTTACGTGCATGGACACCACCTACTTTTTCACGTTTGAAAAGATCAACCAATTTAAGTGTTTTGGGATTGAATTTGTCTGGATTAAATGCATGACGGTCAAGCCACATCTCCACAGGTTCCAGTATTTCTGTTACCCTTACATCTATTCTTTGCTGAATTGTTGGCTTTTGTATATCTGTTTTTTCCATGGTACTATAAATGGTATATAGTCTCTTGAAAGGAAAATCAAGTTTTTTTATGATTCTTTACTTCTAAAAGTATTTGTTTTGGAGTTTTCGTTCCGGGTGTAAGTTTGTGAATTCTGCAACTAAACAATTTTTTCTTTCCTTTGCTGGTGTGAATAATTGGCTGTCCATGTTCGTCTATTGTTATATTTTTAACCATTGTGGTAACGTTTCTAAATCTTCCCACTTGGATTTTATCACCTACTTTGATATCTATTGTGTATTTTTTGTATGATTTAGGCACTGTTACCAGGACCTCCAGTTAGTAAAACTATCAACGTGAATATTGTAGCAAACACCAACAACTCTATCATAGTAAATTTTCTCCCGCTACCACATAAAAAGCAGAGCTCTTGCCTGTTGAGTCTTCTTGCAAATAATAATCATAGCCATCATACTGAACATCGTAAAATACTTTGAAACCATCTGCATTTTCATAATTGATTTTTATTTTTTTAAGATCCAATCCTCTGTGATCTGTGGTAATAATTTCTTCTGTGTACCATGTACCTTTATTAAAATACTGACCAAACATGAAATATTTGTCTTTACAACTTTCTGATCCTGAATCGTGATCTCCCAAACACAAAGTTTCTATCTTGTGCTTTTCAAAATCATCTACATCTATCACTTTATCTTGTAAAAAATTACCTTCATCATCCTGCATTGAATGACCATCTTTATCGCATTCCGTTATGGTCATTGTCTGGCTACTTGCTAGTTCAGGTCCTGACATATGACAAATATCTTCGTACTCAAAAAATTCTCTATCAAACTGTGCTTCTTTAGGAATACCTTTATTGGCAACCAGCATATCAAATCCTAATTGACTCATGTAATCACTGAATTCATCATGACCTTTTTCTGACCAATAATCGTATTGTGCTTTTGTGATTTCACCCATAGCAACTTCACCACCATAACGTCCAAAATCTAATTTAAAATATCTGTTAGGATTTTTAATTGCTTTTACAAGTTCTTTCTTCTTTCTGCTGGATACTTTTTTAATCATAGTTTTCCCACGCCTCTGGGCATAAGTTTTTCATAGCACTGATAATCTCTTCTGAAGTCCAAGTCCCATACATTTTTTTGTGCATGAATGCTTTTTGCTTGTCTAGTTCAATCTCGTTATGCAGTTCTTTAACAAATGTTTCAAGATATTCTTGTTCAGTCATTATCCCCACCAACTAATCTTTTTCTTTTTGTCTGGATTTAAACTTCTTGCAAGTTTTCTTACTCTATCCATATGATTATCAAATTCTTTTTTCTCCATGCCAGGCAATACAGAATAAAATCTTATATACTTGGTGACCATGCCACCTAAATTAAAAACTGCTTTCTTTATTCTTCTGTAAGGAATATTATCAAACAGACTGAAATTAAAGTAAGTGACCATAGGTCCACCATATGTGATGGATATTAAACCTAATTTGCCATTCATTGCTCCAGGCACAGGATATCCATAGTTCTTGAAATACTTACTGCCAGGCACCAGTGCTCTATAACTGAAAAACCATTTAGGGTGCAATACCCAGTCGACCCAATTTTCTAATATGGTTGGCATCCTTAAATTGTGGCATGATCCTATAAGGAACATCACGTCACTGTTTTCTAATCTTTTTCTATAATCTAATACAATCTGTGGTGGTGGATTGACATCCGAATTGTAAAACGGTAATTGCACTTCCTCGTCAAACAGATTAATTAAATCTATTTCGTGTCCGCACAAAGTGGCTTCTTCAATAAAAGTATCTCTGATTGCCGCATTAAAACTGCTTTTAGTATTGTGATGTCCATATATTATACAAATCTTCATTTATTCATTTCCTTTACGTTTCTTTTGCCATTCGAATGCCGCTTTCCATCTGTCTTCTGTTGACTTAACAGGTCCTTCATACAACACATCTCTGTTTGTGTTGCTTGGTCCTAAAACTTCTATACCTTTATTGAACATTGCTATAACCACAAGAAACATTATGACAACTATCCATTTACTCATGTTCTCCTCCTGGGTCATTAGGGTCAAAATACATTTTGTATGGATTGCCTTTTTTATCTCTGGCAATCATGAATCCTCTTGTTCTACCTGCGGAATGATAACCATCAAATTTATAATTAATAAATTTTTTTCGTGCATTATGAAATTGTTTGAATGTGGCATACATGGCAAAAATAATTCCTAAATGTCCAATCACCAATCCGGACCAACCCCAAACCATAGTTGACATTGAAAAGAAATAAAGTGTAAACACCGTGCTCCACACAAAACTTAACACAACTAATATCTGTAATCTCACAGTTTTAGGCAATGCTCTCAAATCATTATGATTATCGTCAAACAGAATCGTGGCACTATCTATCGCCCAATTCCTTAATTTGTTGCACCATCCACAATCTTGTATATTAATCATACTGCTACCTAAAAAATTTTTTGAACTTGTCGATACTTGTTGATAATGGCCCATACACCCTTTCTATAAAATCTATATGTTTGGTAAGACGCTTGTCCAACTCATCAAGTTTATTGTTTAATTGTTTCATTTCTTTCAAGAAAACTTTCTTGTTGTCTGCCATTGCTTTCTTTATTATGTCTACTTCTTTGCTCATTACATTCCTGCCAAATATTTTAACAAACCCGCACCTAATAATGCCACCCCAATACTGTTCAACACAATAAGGGCTCTATCGTGCCATAAAAATCCTACCCATAACCAACCAGCAACTCCAGTCATTTGAAATATAATGCTGTATGGAAACCAGTTTATAGATGTTAACATCCAACCAATAATCACAAACACAACTGATACCCATTTCACATACCAACTCAAGTCGTGCAGTGGAGTAACTTTTTTGAATACTCTAGTACTGTTCAACTTCTTAATTTTATCGTCCAGTTTCTCTCTTATAGGTTCTATATCTTTAGTCATCTTTTTTAATATCTTGTAGTAATTTTTGTTGTTCAAATTTTTTCAATGCTTTCTTTTCTTTTAAAATAAGTCTAGTGATTGCCACAGATGCCTGCATCAATGATGAAACTTTGCCTAATTGCACCATGTGTCCATACGAATCATACTTCTTTTTAGACATCTTTTACCTTTCTTATCATACTGGCTTTCCTAGGATACAATTGGTTCTTAATGTGTTCTTCATCAAATCCGCTCATACGTTTTAATTTTCCATTTACTTTAACTGAATAACTGTATGGAGGGCCGTCCCATTGCTTTTGTCTAATCACTTCATATCCTATATTTTTTTTTCGATTCACGTAACCTTCACTGTTTCCGGTATATTCCATAAACATAAATTTAACCTATCCTCATTGTTAACACAAAATTTAATTGCGTCTATATGTTGATCTCTTATTCTTAATCCTATAAAATTATCGCTAAATCCAACTTCAACGTCGTTGTAATATATTGGACCTGTTTCTGGTTTCACAGGAATATTCCATCCTTCTTTTCTCAAGTTTTGTTCAATCTTCGGATTCACCCATATATCCATTATTTCTCCTTTTTGTTATGATGCTCGTTCCAAGCCTTTAATTTTGCTTTGTATTCACTTTCAGACAAAGAATGCCAACCAATGCACAATGCAATAGGAGACCTTCCACAAGGGCAAGTTTTTTTCTTTGGTTGAACTTCTTGTTTGTTATCAGTCATTTTCCTCTTTTTTGTCATTTGTTTCAACTTGTTCTAATTCATCCAACATTTCCTCATATGACATAGTTGGTGCCAATGGGTTAGGCTCTTTTTTAAAATACGGATCGTTGAAGTTAGGATCATCAACTCCTTGTACAGATTTAACTTCAGGTATGTAATGTTTCAACATATTTTCAATGCCTTGTTTGAGTGTTGCGGCGCTACTGGCACAACCAGAACATGCTCCACTCATCAACATGGTCACTGTTCCTGTTTCCATGTCAAAATTTTCTAGTTTCACAACACCACCATGTGCATCAACTCCAGGTTGAATCCTTGTTTTAATCACATGATTAATATTTTCTTCTATTTCTTTTTGTGCTTTATCTTGTGTCATTTTCCTCTTTTTTGTCTTTGGTGCAAATACTCTGCTACTCTATAAATTCTATGTAAATTTGTAACCTTGTCATGCCAGTGTTTCTTCATAAGTGGTTCTGCGATCCTTCTAATTGCTTTGGCATTTTTTGATGCCTTGACACCAAGTTCATAAACTGCACCGCCGGAAGTCTTTGCTTCTTCGTATCCATGTTCATATTTCTTTTCCATTACAATTTCTCTCCTAAATCGAATCCTCTAAATCTCATAAACCTTGGAAATCTTAGACTGTATTCATCTTCACTGTCCTGATTCTTTGTAATAGCATCTGCCCTTACTTCTACAATCTGTCCAATCAATTTGTCTTTGTTTTGCCAAAACTTATCTCTGTTGTCATCGCTCAATCCAGATCCTACGTTTGTTTTAATCTTCTTTCCATCATCTAAACCTTCACAAATCAAAGCACCCAATTTACCAACATTTCTACCAGTTCCTTCCTCTGTTGCTTTAACTTCCAAACTTACTTCTATAAATGGTTTTAACTTTAACCATGCATGACTTCTTTTGCATTCATAAGGAGCATTGAGATCTTTAATCATAATACCCTCATATCCTCCCTCTACGGCCCTTTTATTCACCTCTGTGTACGTCTTCTGACCTTCAGGTGTGTCTAAGTTCACAATTTCATGGTCCAGCACTGTAACGACGTTTAAATTGGTTTTATGCTGTTCGTACCATGCTTTTAACATCTGCGTTCTTACAGTTTGGCTTTTGTCCCAAACACCTTTTTTAAAGTCTTCTAATGGCAGAAAATCAAATAGATTCAATATTGCATCTTTGGCATTCACCGATTCTTTTCTGTGTACCTGTTTCATTAGGTCTTGAAAGTTTTCACTCATCACTTCACCATCTAAAACCACAGGATATGGTGGAGGACTTGTTTTAACAACTGCTGAAAGTTCTTCTTGTATGTGTCCAAAGTTTGTAAACTCTTTACCGTTTCTACTAAACATATCAACTTTACCATCTGGGTACACAATAGTAACCACTCTTACACCGTCTAGTTTTACTTCTAACATCTTCTCACCCACTAACTTCTTTTCATGGTTTGCTGAATCGTGGGCAAGTTGGCAAGTAAACACGGGCACCATGTACTTGCCATACTTGTTCTTTTTTGCTACACTGTTCACAGTTTTTTCTGAAACACCGCAACGCAAATCTTTAATTAAAATTCTTCTGTAAAAGCCATTCCATTGTTCTGCGGTTGCAGAACTCATCACAAGATTAATGGCATCTCTTGCCGCGTGACCTGTCAATTCTCTTTTATTAAGTTTTTCAGCAAGTTCTTTAAACACTTCCCATTTGCAACCTTGTGCAGAAATAACATCATCTTTGGTTGGTACTTGCTTTACTCCAAATGTGTATAACTTATCTAAACACATTCTTAAACCTTCAAAGAATTCATCCAATCCTTCGTTCATTGCTTCTAGCAATATTTTTTCTTTTGCTAATCTACTGTTATCTGCTTCTAGTTTAGCAATTACTTCTTGAGGTTGTGTTCTCATATCAGTTTCACCAAAATGTATATTTGTAGACATAACACCGCAATAGGAACAACTGTTCTAATCAGTTCCATTGTGTGATTGTATTCGTCTAATTTTCTTTCCAATTTGTTTCTTTTTTGCTTTTTCATATTCATATTATATTACCTTTTGGTACCAAAGTCAACATTTTTACACAGGCTTCAGTACCGTACTTTTTGCCATGTCCGACCAATTTTCCGGAAATGCTTTTGCCAAATCAGCAATTTTTAAGACTGTTCTGAGACTTATTTCTCTTAACTGTCTCTTATTATCATCAACAAACGATACAATGGCATCTTCTGTTTCTTTTGGTAGTGCATAACTTTTTAACATACCATCAGCAACAATTTGTTTAATTCTCAAAATCTTCTCTCTAATTGTATCAATAGTCAAATCAATGTAATGACATCTGCTTTCCAATGCTTCAAGATGATCTCTTAATTTCTTACTCTTTACATTATCGAATTTAATATTAGTAATAAAGATTACTGAACCAGCAAATTCAAAAGTATCTGGTACACCTTCTCTTCTCAACATATGGGAATCTGTGTTCCAACAAATTTTTCTAGTTCGTTTGGAATCTAGTGCCGCTTTCAATATGTTCAAACTTAAATCATCTAGCAACACACTATCACAGTCATCAAATACCAACACATTGTCTGCATTTGAAAAATTGTAAAGTTTACAATATAAGCCTATAGGAGACATTGCACCTTTTACAATTTCATATTTGGGTTGAGTATTACCAAGTGCAGAAACAACTCCATATCTATCTAACACTTGTTCTACACCGTGCGATTTTCCAACACCTGGAGGTCCTGAAACAATCATTGCTCTCACATCACCTTTTTTACAAGCCTTAGTCATACTGTCTAGGATTGTAAATCTTTTTCTCATTCTCTCCACAGTTTCAGAATCTGATTCTGCTTTTGCTTGTTCTGGTGCTTTATCTCTTAATTTGTTTTCAGACTCTAAATTAATTCTGATTTGTTTTTTTGTAGCACCTGGATATTTTTCCAAGTCTTCTATTTTAACTGTAATGAATCCACCTTCTTTGTGAGGATGTGGTGTGTAGGATTTTACTAATTGAAATGTTTGGTTCTCTATTGTTTTGTTTCTGTAAGAACCTTCTAGTACGTAAATTGTGTTTTTCATTTGTGCCCTTTTATGTTGCCTAATTATGTTTGCCTTATTTTACTATTATAGTTTCTAGTGACCAAAAAGTCAACCCCTTAATCTGCTCTACTTTCACTTATCACATTCAAACCATACTGTTCTTCTAATACCTTTGCAAAGGCATCACAAGCCACTTCTTTGATGTCCAATGATTGAGTACCTCTAAATTGATGTCCTAATGGCATCATATCGTAGTAAGAAATTCTCCAACCACCATTGTATGCAACATCACCAATCTCTTGCTTTTTTAACCAAGAAACAAATTTGCCTCTTGCAGGTCTGATTTTAACATTTGCAAATCCACAATACATAGGTTCTTCTTTATCCTTCATGTATTCATTAACTGCCTCAACTGCCGCATCTTTGGCATCATGCCATATTTGAGTTGGATCTACTTTTGCGTTTACAAATTTTACTACTTGTTTTACATCTTCTTTTATCATCTTTTTTTCTCCTGTTATTTTATTAAAGTGTTTGTACATTTTGTTCAATTGTTTTTCTATTAATTCGCTCATTAAACCATCAATCTTTTTTGACCGTCCATATAACAAGCACCTGTCCACTTAACAACGTACTCACCAAAAATGTTACCTCTTGGAGCATTCAAAGCCGGTATTGCCCAACTTGCCGCTTTTAGGATATCACCTTTTTTAAACTCTACACCTTTAGAAGATACAAAGTCTTTACTTGCTATGAATGAATGTACTGAATTACTAGTACCAATCTTTGTCATTACTTTAATGTATTTCTTGCCCGGTTTTACTGTGATACTTTCACAGAACTCTTTAACCATGTTGTCTCTAACAGTTCTTTCTGTGTCTGTTTTTGGATTGTTCCAACCAACATAGTCTTTTCTAATGTTTTCAATGTATGTGTCTATTTGTGTTTGCATTTGTGCCTCTCTGTTATTGCCTTGTTATAATATTATTATACAGTCTGAAGTACCA